CCCGCCCTTAGCGTACATAGGGATGCCTGTTGTTTTGCTTCTTGTTTTCAGTACTTTATTTCGAGGACCACTTCGTACTGCTCCTCCGCCTTGGGTGGCGGCTCCCATTCCACGTCCTGCCATAAGTCACCTCTTAGTTCTTTTGCTTTTGGTAATCGCCCCACCTGTTTTCTTTTTTACAGGTTTAGCTGTCTTAGCTGCCTGCTTAAAAGATTTTGCAGTAGGTGCGCCCTTTGTTCCTACCTTACGCATTTTCTCGCCGGAACCTGCGGCTATCCGTGCCTTTTTGGCCGCGATGTTTGCATAAAGTCCTCTTTTAGCTACCATTTTTTACAACTCCAGTATCGAGCGGAAAACTTATCTTTAGCTGTGTCACACTTGTGACGTGCTCTAAAACTTGCGCGTCTAGCTGGGATTGCTTTTTTGATCTTCATATCAGGATCACCAAATCGCACCAACTTAACGTCGTCACCTTTCTTAGCTAAAACTGCAAACTTTTTGTTACCGCCGGAAGTCCTTTTAGGTTTGTTGTAACCAGAGAAGGACTCCCCTCGGTAGCTGACTCGCCCAGAGGGCGTTCGCTTTACAGTTTTGGTCGTCGCCACTAAGCAGCCGCTCCGCCTGTAAACATCAGCGTTACATCTGTTACCGAAGTTGTAGGGGTTAAAGACACAATGTCTATGAAGATTCCTTCACTAAACAGAATCCCCGCGTCTGGCACATCGATGCTCATGCCGCCTGCGGGTTTAGGCGCTCCAATAGACCACAGCACCGGGGCGGATACGTTTGCACCGTTTCTAAGATTAATGGTTCCTTGCGTATTGGAACTACCGTCTCCTAGTAAATTGAGAAAGTACACACCCATTAATCGAGTTCGCCCTGAGACTCCGGCACTTGAAGCTTGCTTTGTTACAACCGATATATTACTTGCGCTCATTCCTAGTCCCCTTTAAAAGACTATTAATCCTTATTCGATTTCTTTATAGTGGCTGCCTTTTTAGGGGCTGCTTTGTCTTTAACAGCGGCTTCCTCAACTACTTCTTCAGCTTCGCCGTCCACAGGTATACCAAATATTTTTGTAGACATAATAGTCTCCTAGATTTTTAAATTAAGTTTAGCTAAAAGGTGTAATAGTAGTGCCTGATCCTACGCCTACCATCTCGACAAACCATCTGTCCTGAGCTACAGAAGTAAACGTAACAACAGTGTCAACTATTCCGCCTTTTGTGCTTCCGTTCAGCGTAACATTAACGTCTGTAAAATTAGCATTAGCAGTGAATCCAGTTACCGCGCCTGCCGCGCCCATGATTAGGGCTGTTCCAGTAAATTTATCGTCACCTTGGCAACTGATAACAAGATCATTGGTTAAAGTATCAGCAATAAATATTTTAATTACTGCACCAAAGTTGTTGTTTTGATCAGGGCTGGTGGGGTCTGCTGGGGCAGCGTCTCTAACAAGAGGAAGAGTCAAAGTGCTTGCGCCTGCCGCAAGATCATCCCCAAAAAGGTTCATTTTGCCTGCATTACCTACAACAGTAATTCCTGTCGAGAAATCGTGACTAGGTTCAACGGATAAAGTTGTACCTTTAACTAAAGTGACTTGGTTTTTAACGCCTGAGCTGATAAATCCAGCGAGCGAGCGGACTGGGCCTGAGAATGTGGTTCTAGCCATTTTGAGATTCCTCACATGCGAGTTTTAGCGTATCTGTCTGCATGTCGTCCGCCGGGGACGGTCAGAAACGCGGGTTAGCCCCGGATTGCTTTCAGTATATACCACTTCCCCCTTTTATCCACAAAAAAAGCCCGCATCACTACGGGCTAAGATTATTAAGGGATTAAAGCCTTTTTAAAGTAGCTCTAAAAGAAAGTCGTGTCAATTTAATTGACCCATAAAAAAGGGAGCCGAAGCTCCCTTTTCCTTTACCTAGACTCTTTTTATGGAGTACCAGGTGATCCGAAAATACCACGCGGATCACTAAAGCCAAAGCTGTAGCGTTCACGGGCTTTATATCGAACATTGCCTGTGTTGAACTCGCCTTCAAAGCCAGTTGACATAGACACACGGTTGAACATCTTCATTCCGTTTGGTGCATCAGTGATGATGAACCAAGCGTCAGGGTCAGTCAGATAATGGTTGACCGTGTAGCCCTGTGGCACCATGCCCATATTGCGAACGGCGTTGATGTCGTTATCTGCCGTACCAACGCGCAGAGTAGACTTCAAAATACGATCCGCTACAAACTGAAGCTCTTTAGGGATAATCAGCTTGTTGCCTTGGACCGCAATCTTTAACCCACGCTCATCTGTGAAAGATGAAATGTCGATTAAAGCCTGCTCTAAAGACGTTTCAGTCAAGTCTGCTGCAACCGTCAACTCATTTTTCAGGTTTGGCCCGTTAAGAGTAGGGTGAACCAGTGAACATAGAGGCTGTCCGTCTCCGCCAAGAGATGTAGTAAACGCGCCGTTTAGAATGGCCGCGCCTTTAATCTGCTTAGTAGTCGCCATTGAACGTGCAAGGGCTTTTGTGTACCTAGCCGACAACTTGTCATACAGGTTGTCTTCTATAGCTTCTTCGGTTAAGGAGAAAGCCAAAGCTACGGTCTCATTGGTGTAACGAGCTGTGTAAACTTCTTGGGCTTGGTCGTATGCAACGCCAGAACCTTCAGATTTTACAGGAGCTTCGCCGAAGCCAGAAAGCATTACTTCTTCTTCAAATGCTCGGTCCGAAGACTCGACATCGTAAATTTCAGTGTGCTCTTGGTCGTATGTGTTGTACTCAAGACCGAACAAAGCGTTCAGACCCGGCTCCAACTCTTTTACTAATTGGGCTCTTGAAATAGCCATTTGCTAATCTCCTTATTGACCCGCAACGCCGGCTGAACCGTACAGATGCTCATTGATTTTAACCACCACAACTGCGTTGGCCCCTATTGCATTATTCGGCACGTCCCAAAGACCAATGATCTTGAGATTAAGCGCTGCCGTATTTGCGATGCTGCTAGTATCAAGCTCATTGGCAGATAAGCCAGTGACTGTGTTACCTGTACCTATAACGATGTCAGCATTCTTGCCATAGTTGGCTTGAGCTGAAGTGCCATCGTTCTGGAGAATAAACATTTGACTAGGATCGTCGAGTACTTCAGCAAGTATCTTGCCTTGAGTGATGTTTATGCTACCAGGGTAGTAGTTAATAAAAGTAGGTTTTTGTGTTGTTGGGTCATTATAAAAACAACCGTTAAACACGCCTACCGCTGCTGTATGAGCAGACGGATTAAACTGGAGAATGTAGCCGTCCTTCAAAGTAACTAGGTCACCTTGAAATATAGCCCCTGCTTGATTGTCTGCGATCTCGTAACCGTACTGCTTTTGCGCGCCTGTGCCCGCAAGGTTACCAAGAGGACGCAGACCAAAAGCTTTGTCGTTATTAGCCATGATATATTTCCTTTAAATTAAGTTATTCGGTGTCCGAACGTGGACCGCCGAGGCTCACCTTGGACTGACGTTCTGGATTATTGATTCTCATAGACGAACCTGTGTTTGTCTTCAATAAGTCATTGTCAGCAGCTCTAATTTGATCATGAGTTCTTTTGTCGTAATATTCACGACGCTCCGCAGCAGTCTCTTCGGGTATCCTAGCCAACAACATTCCGCCTACGCCAATCACGCCTGCATGTTTGCCATCGTCTTGAACACCAGAATCAAAGTCAGGATGTTCGTCAGCACGCACCAGTTCATACCCCTCTCGGAGTTTCGCTGCTACATTGCTGCGGTCGTCTGTCCCGCCAGATTCTGCTCTGATCCAACGGTGCTTATAGCCCGGAGGAGGAGGTGGAGCATCTAAACGTGAAGGAGGAGCCCAAGCTTTGCGACGCGCAGATTTTTCTCGTGTTTCGGTATCACGAGTGCTGCGTTTTAGTTTTGGCACAGTAGTAGCTTCGGTCATAATTTAATCCTTAACGTGTTTCGCATATTCTTCAAGAGGAACCCCAATTCTTTTTGCAATAGCAACCTGACTGGGAGTCAATCTTACAGTGCGGCGTGCTGTGTTATTTACACCCGAAGATCGGGTTGCAGGGGCTACCGGCTGCACGGAGCGGCGTGACCTGTTGTTAGTTGGCGCAGGTGCTGGATCAAATTCCTTTGGGAATATGTCTCGTATTCTACGATCTATCTCATCATAGTACTCATCTGTACTAGGGTCAAACCCTTCCTTTTGGACTAGGTCCACATGAATGCCCCGAACGGCGTGTGTCATAACGGTGTTCTGTCCAAACCACTCATTACTTTCAGCCCACTCTTCCGCCCTAATATCAGGTTCGGGAGCACGAGGTGCAGGCGCTGCTTGAGCTTGTGGTTGTGCCTGCGGTTGCGCCTGCGGTTGTGCCGCTCGTCGCGCAGTGTGGTCCTGAATCCTTTGTTGCTCCATCATCGCTGTAGTTAAGCGTTGCTGTGCCTCAGTCTCAGTATCTATGTCCCCTTCTTCTCTTGCCTTTTTAATGACTTGCTTTAAAGCTAGAGCATGAGAGCTGACACGGCCTTGGGCTTCCTGAAGCCTTTCACCGTCAGTTTTCTGATACCTTTCTTCAAGTTCTTGATTTTGCTGCTGGACATTTTTGGCGTACTCTAACGCTGCTTCCTCACGGCGCTGAGTCTCCCTAAGACGAGCGGTGAGCTTGTCTATACGCTTTTTAACTTTGCCAGAGTAGTTCTCTAAATCCTCTTTTTCCGTCTTAGTTTCTTGTTTGGGTACTTCCTCAACAACAGGAGCCTCCTCGACAGCGAGTTGAGCGTCAGTGCCATCCTCATTCATCTCTACCGTGGCTTCTTCTTCTTCTTCACCTATATCAAACTCTAATTCTTGATTCATTTGTTCTTTCATCTCTCAATCCTCTTACATATGTAGAATGTCTTCAGGGTCATTAACTAGCCCCAAGACTTCATCATCATTTAAAAGACGAATCTCACCACCATCAATCTGAATGCGAGAACCGGCATACCTTCCAAAAATCACCCAATCGCCCGGACTACACCAAGGACCATGCGGAAACTTAGACTCATCAGCGTATGCAAGAGCGCCTACTTTAAGCACATATCCTACATTTGTAGCCAGTTGAGTTCTTTGGCGCGTCTCATCAGCAAGGACAATTCCGCCTTTAGTAGTTTTTGCGCCACGATAAGGAAGAATGGCAATACGCCAGCCTGTGGGGTGAGGAATAAGGTCGAGGATTTTATCGGCAAGCCCTTCGTTGGCGACCTTGCCTTCTTCGGTATACGCATCGTCAAGAGTAGCTTTTTTAGGAGTGCTATCTTCCAATAGCCTGTTCTTCTCCCACTTCTCTTCAAGAGGCGTTAGTTTCTTTTCAGCTTCCATATGGTTCTCTTTGGGGGTTAAAAATCTTCTGAATGCTTATCCACTCGATCTCGGATA